ACCTTGCTGGTGCATACAAAAACTCAACCTTAAACCTTGAAGTCAATGGTCCGGGGCAAGCCGTCATTAACGAGTTGCGTAACTTAAAGCGTTTAGCTTCCGCTATGGGCAACCAGACGGGCGCAGACCTGATGAACGTGCTTGGCTCTATGACCAACTATATCTGGCGTAAAAACGATGCTATGGGCGGTTTATCAGGCTCTATTGGCTGGCTTACCACTTCTGCGACCAAAGAGCGTATGTTGTCTTACATGAAAGACTATTTTGAGCGCAATATGATGACCATACGCTGTATGGATACCATTGACGAAATGAAGACCGTTGTACGGGATGGAGGATCAATTGAAGCCACAGGTCGCAACAAAGATGATCGCGTTATTGCGTCTGCTCTTGCCGCGGCAGCATTTGCCGAACAAGTCCAGCCACAACTTATTGCGAGAAAGCTCACAAGGGCGGTTAACAAAAAACAAGAGGAGTTGACACCAGAGGAAGTCTCTATGGGTCGCAACGTCTCAAACTATCTCAAAGGCATAGGCATCTATGGTGGATCAAGTCCTTCCTAAGAAAGAATTGATGCGTATCATCAAACGTTTTCTTACTGACGAACGCCGCGGTATCAGCTACAAACTCTTTGCCGAGTTGTGCGGTCTGTCTGAAGATACCCTGAAAAACGTCTTTATTCACGAAACCAGTCCGATGTCCGAAACGACACAAAGACGCGTAAGCAAAGCCTACGAACACTGGCGGCGCGGTGATGTAGCCGTCATGGAATTGCGCGACAGAACCCGTATCGTTGAATACAGAAAGGAAGCTAAGCCAAGACTTGCAAAAGGTTATGGGTTGCAAGTGCAAGGTGGCGAGATTAAACTAAAGCTCGGCATTAGAAATAAAGCCGAATATGATGAAACGTTAGATGAGCAATTAAGGGGATATTAAGATGGCTCGAATACTACGCGATTACAAATGTCAGGATCACGGATTTTTTGAAGGTTTTGAACCAGTTTGTCCAGAGGGGTGTACACATGAAGTTTTACAGGTTTATCTTAAAGCTCCGGGACTTGTTTCGGACAAAACCAAAGCTGGAGACAAGCACCTCAAAAGTCTTGCCTCAGAATTCGATATGTCCGACATCAAATCCACCAAGCCCGGTGAAAACCAGAGTGGCTACCTCACCCGTAAAAACAAGTTCTCAGAAAAAGAGTACGCTGAAGCCGAAAAGTACGCCACGCGCAAAAAGCCCGGCAGACCTCGCAAAGGCAAAGCCGCAGCCGAAACGCCGCAAGCCCCGCAAGAACCCCGCGCTGGTGATAACGCGATCTGGGGCGGTGGATTCCAAGGGATGAGTATGCAATCTGTTCTTGCCGGACAATTTGCAAAATCTGTAAAAGGTGAAACTGTGGGCTTGACACCAAGGGATGCTGGGATCAATAATGGTCCTAGAGTTGACCCAAGGGCTACCTTGCGTGATCCCGACAACCTCACGATCAAGAAATAATGCGTATACCAGCCAACCATGAAGATAGAGAGAATTTCTACTTAGACCTCATGCAGAAATGCAATGTGTCTAGGGAGGAGCGCAAATCAGACTACCGTGTTCTGAGAAACTATTATCTTTTTGGTGCTGGTCCTGAAGAACCGCCTGCGTACTTCAACAAGATACATCCGCATCTTGATCAACTGACTTCCTTCCTATACTCAGCAGAGACTACGCGCTTCTCGATCTCGTTAGGCGCGGCAGTCAATGCACTTGAGCATAGAAAGACACCAGTGCTAACAAACGCGCTGAATGACGAATGGCTTAACTCCAATGCTGACCAAGTGTTCTCAACTGCGCTCACATGGGCGTTGGTTTACAACACAACGTTTATCAAACTGGTGTATCGCAACGGTATACATCCATACATGATTGAACCCGGCGCAATGGGCGTTCTGCGCGAGGATATTCCTTATGCTGACAGACAAGAAGCAATGTGCCAGCGTTACTACATCACACGAAGTGAGTTGTATAACCGGCTATATTCGCACCCCAAAAGAGAAGCAATCGTTAACCGTGTTACGTCCAGTATTCGCGCACAATCCACTGACGAATCAAACGGTGGCGATGGCGTGGCAAGAGTCATCATGTCCGCGACCAACCCAACCATCTACGGTAACGTTGAGCTTGATCTCTACGGAATGAACCGCTATCAAGCGCGCGTCTCTGAAGAAACTGTTGAGATGCAAGAGCTTTGGGTATGGAACGATGAGACTGAAGACTATCAAGTGGTTACTATTGCTGCTCCTGATGTCATTATTTATGACCGTCCCGGTTCTTCTGTATTCTTAAAAGGCGAATGTCCTTTTATTCAGATTTGTCCAACCCCGCAGTACGACTACTTCTGGGGACAGTCTGAATCACAACAATTGATTATGCTTCAGCAATTGCGTAACAACCGCATGACTGAAGTCTTAGACCTCTTATCTAAACAAGTCTCGCCCCCAACAGCCTTGTCAGGCTTTAACGGCATACTTGATGAAAAGAATTTTGCATTGAATCATGCAGGTGGTTTGATTGCAACCGATATGCCTAACGCAAAGGTTGATCGACTGCCACCACAAATGCCGCCTGATCTATTTGAAGTCATCCATGAAATTGATGCGATGTTCATGGAAGTCTCTGGTATTAGCAATGTCTTGTCTGGTAAAGGCGAATCAGGTGTTCGCTCACAAGGTCATGCTTCTCAACTCGCGCGTCTAGGTTCTAGTCGTGCTAAAAAACGTGCCTTAATTGTCGAAGACAGTCTGGAAAAAGTAGCAACACTCTATCTTAAATTGATGCAAGCCTACGATGCCACGCACTTCAAAGACACTGAAGGTACGCCCTTTATTGCTGAACAATTTACTCGCGACTTTGTAGTTAAAGTTGACGCACACAGTAATAGCCCAATTTTCACTGAAGACACGAAAGAATTGGCGTTCAGTTTGTTTAAGGCTGGTGCAATTGACAAAGAATCTTTACTTGATTTGTTAGAGCCACCTATGAAACAATTGCTTAAGGATAAGTTGAAGGAGCGCGAGAAAAAAGAAGCTCTTGCGCCAAAACCTCAACCTAAGCCGCAAGCAAAACCTAAACCCGCATTAAAGGTAGCGACATAATGGCAAGTTCTCAGACTGCACCTAAAGCTGACCAACCACGCGTCACCACTGAAAGTCTGAAACGCGGCGAACAACCCGCCACATTGTCATATCGCAACACCGCCCCCAGCGCAAATAATAATCGTAGCCTTGGTCGTAGAGACTATGGTAGATTAGCTCGTAATTAACTTTTTCTATGGAGACTGCAATGAGAAAATCACGCAAATCACGCAAGTCAAGACGGTAATAGNATTCTCCGTTCAGGGAATAGGGTGTGGCTGCCTCCCCTCTAAAGTAGGTGACCGCTGCTTAAAGGAGTCATTAACATGGCACGCAAAGCTCGCAAAGGTCGTAAAGCTCGCAAGTAATTAACTGGGGAGCAATCCCCGTTAATTGCGGCTAACACCGTTAAGTCCTGCCGAGGGTCGGGAAACTAAAAAATAACTCCTCCTATTGACTTTTATAGAATTAGTATTAACCTACACACATTATTGATAGGGAATAACTATGGCAATGCCACCCGACCAAATGTTGAGTATGATCAAGGCGCAGAAAGATAATGCTACGCCCGGCGGCGTTCCACCTGCTCCTATCAGCGACCAACCTATTGGTATGTCAGATACTAGCGCAGCACCAATGGCTGCACCTATGTCTACACCAGAACCCAAGATGGGCAATCGTGAAGGCGCGCTAATCAATCTCGGTATTGCAAACGATATGCTTGAGCAAAGCCTCTCAGCAATCGGCGGTGCTGAAACGCCTGAAGGACAAAAAGTTCTTAACGCTATTCGGATTATTTCTGGAATCATTGGACCACGCAAAGGTAAAACCAATGATCTTCAGCAATCAGAAATTTTGCAGTTGCTTCAAACGCTCCCGCAAGCGGGTGGTGCTTCTCCAGAGCAAAAAGCAATGGCTGGCGCACCTCTCATTCCGGGGATGACTCCTCCGGGCGCACCTCCTGCTCCCGGCGGTATGCCACCTCTCGGTGCTGGCGCGCCTCCTCCCCCTCCCGGCGGC